TTTTAATTTGGCAATTTCTTTAACCTCTTCAAGTTCTTTAGAGCTTAAGGCTCTACCCAACAACTCTGAAGATGCTTTTTCTAAATTAGAAGCATATTGATTTGTAAGACCTCCTAAAAATTGTTCTCCGGGGTTTACGCCTCCTAAGCTAAGTCCTTGGAACTGTTTCGCAAGAGTTTCAAGACCTGCAGTTCGTCTGTCTGCTTGGCCGCGCCTTCCTCCTTGGAAAACATCTATTCTTGCTTGTCTGATTTGATCTATGAATGACTCAGGGGAACTGGCCGCTTTTCCGCCAAAGTTTAATTTTTGTTCAAGGGCTATTTGCTCTTTTAATTGCTTGTTTCTTAGCCTTATCAAGTCTGTTTGATTTTTTTCTTCGCCTTCGAGCAGTTTTAAAGATTCCACAAGTTCATTAGAAGAATTTCTAACACTCTCTTCTAAATCATCAAAAATTTTACGAAGCAGTACTCCACCGCCTTCTACAGTACCAGATTGATTCGTTTTAGTAGCGTTATCTCTAAACTCTTGTATTATACGCGTTAAATCATTTGGGCTTGATGCGCCCCCGCTTCTAAGAGCTAGTTTTAGTTGTTCGTTTAATGGTTTTAATATTTCTTGTATATTTGCTGTAGATATTTCTTTTCCAGTACCCTTTTCAAGTTCTTTTATTTGTTTATCAATTACCGCGTTTGCAGCCTGTCTTATTTCTTGTTGAGCTTTTGTTTCTGCTGCTACTCTCTCTCTTCTGTATGATGTTTCATTTTGCGATAGTTGATTTTGTAACTCTACATCCGAAACAGCAATTTCAGACCTTATCTTTTTAAGGCTGTCAACGTTTGCTTTTTGTATGAGTTTTAATCTTTCTTCTTCAAACTTTAAAGTTTGTGCAATAATTTTTTCATTTAATGAAAGCACTTTTTCTTGCTCTCTTAATCCTTTGTTGTAAGCTATCAGAGAACCCTGTAATTGTTTTAGCCTTCTCATTGATTCTTCACGTTCTGCATCGGCATCTTTACTTTTTTCTGCTACGCCGCCTTGCTGTTCAGCAAGTCTAACGCCAGCCCTATTTATAACATCCTGCAACCCAAAAATAGTTTTCGCATTATCTAAGTCTCTACTTTCCTTGAGTCCATTTAAAATAGCTAAAGCTGAATCTTGGTTTATATCACCTAACCTCGCAAGTATTGGATTTAAGGCATCAGCAAACTCCATTAGTGATGTACGATTTTTTGTTAGGTCACTTGCAAAAAGATTTCTAGCAAAACCTCTATCAGGGTTAGTGAATCTTGCTCCACTTAATGCCTCTAATGATTCTGGACTCAATCCTGCCGCTAGTATAGTAGTTGCTCTTTGGAAATCAGCTACTGCTTTTCTAAAATCATCAGTATCTCGATCATCTGCAAATTCAGAAATTCGTGAAATAGCACTTACAAAATCTTCTTCTGCTTTTTCTGTTCTTCTATTTTCATTAAGTGTTCTAATCGCATCTTCTATTAGTTTAGGGTCTCCCGATTCCATATTAGCAAGAAGTTGCCTTCTCGTATCTCTGCCCAACGTGCTGTTTGCTAGTTCTGCGGCATATTCCTGTTTTAAGATTTCTTGTTTTACTTTGTTTTCATCTTTTAAAGCTTGTGTATAAGCACTTTGTATTCTCTTTAAATTATCTAAAGCTGTTGAATTTCTGCTATACTCCTCGTCAGTACGCTTCATTCTAGTTACTAAATCTTTAGTTGCTTGTTCTGCTTTTTTCTTTGCCTCTGCATCCTTTTTGCTTACAATTCCAGTGGCTTCAAGTACTTTATAGAGCCCATAAAGCGCAGTAGTTACTATGCCTATTGGTCCAGCAACTCTAGTGACGGCTGTACCGACTCTACCAAGTAACTTAACGAAGTTGCCAAGGTACTTAATTACAGTCCCCCCTTTTTTAACAACATTTTCAAAACCTTTTTGTAAGCCAAGAAAGAAAGAATTAGCCTGACCTGACCGACTACTGCCCGATCTAAATCCTGCTCTGAAACGACCTACTGTGCCGCCAAGCGTATTACCTCTTCCTAGCGTGAATGTGTTTAGTGTTCTAGCAACACCTTCTGCTCTTATGGCAGCAATTGATATCCCAATAGCATCTTTAAGTTTTACGAAAGTATCTTTAAGACCAATAAGACGCTCACCTATTGTTTTAGTGCTGCCAGTGAAAACATCTAAGGCAGTTTCAACTGTCGGAACATACATCGCAAGACTACCACCAAGAGCAAGAGCACTACCTGTGTATTGTGATAAAGCACTTTCGCTTTCTTTAAGTCTGTCTCCAAAAGCAGAAAGTTGACCGCCAACTATAATCATTCCAGCCAAACTACCTATGCCCCGATCTCTTTGAGCAGTTTCTTCGCCTACACTGTTGGCATTTTCATTGAGTGCTGCTGAAGCTTTTGTTGCCGCATTTGAAATACCCATCAAAGCTTCAGTATTTGTTCCTCCTAAACTTCCTCCTTTTCTTCTTCCTTTCGCGAAGTTAGGAATAAATCCTTCAGCTTTACCTTGTTTTTGAATCTGAGATTTATTTCTTCCCGCCGCCATGTGCATGTTGATGGCGTTACCCAAAGAACCCTCGTCAGTATTGTAAACGCCGAGACCGCCAGAATCTTTGAGACGACGATCATAGCCTACTCTAATTTTATCACGACGAATGCCAGCGCGATCTTCTCGTTTGATTGCATCGCTTATTCCTTTGAGTGAGAAGTTAGGAGTAAAACCCAATGCAAGGGCTGCTGCTTCTTTTGCGGCTTTTTTTCTATTTTCTGCTATTGGATTATTGAGTTTTTTTCTGCCCTTGTAAGTTACTTCTTCACCCTTTGGACCTACAACGCTTATGTCGCCTCCTAAAAATGGCAAACCTAAATCATCTAAAACTTCAGATTTAGTTTTTTGAGCCATATTTGCAACTTGCCTGTTGAACGATTTGTTAATCACAGATCGAACTTGGTCAGGAGACCCAGTTCTTTTTGCGTCTGCTCTTACTAAAGCTGCAGCATTAAATCCAGCATCTTTTCCAAAAAAAGCATTTTTAAATACGCTTGCAGGTACTCCACCTTCTTCAAAATCAAAAGGTGCATTTAAATCTCCTCCAACAGCTTTTTTAAAGTTCTCTGGACTTCTTGTTGCAAATCTAGCCGCAGTTTCAAAAAGTTCACCCTCTGTGCTTGCGGGAATTATATCTACTCCTTTTAAGGTTTTTTCTATTTCAGCCGGTTTTGGACCTTGATCCCCTAAAAGATTTCCAAAAGTAGATGATGCAAGATTTGCAACAAGGGGAAGCATATTTTCTTGTAAAGTTGTTTTAAAACTTCTAAATCTTCGATGATCCTTGCCTCTTCCGAGGTCGTCAGAAGCATCGGTTAAAGACCTTACTTGCACATTTTCAAATGTTACTGGAGTTTTTGATAAAATTTTTCTTTCTTTGTTATTTAAAGATTTTCTGTCGTTTAAGATATTATTAAATACAGACAATTTACCCAATGATGTAGAAGTTTTAGCTTTAGGGTTGTTAGAGCCAAGTAGTGCTAATATTCCAATTTTTTGCTGTGTGTCAACAGTTCCACCTTTAGCAGCAGCTTGTCTTAAAGCTTTTTCTCGACCCTTAAGGTCACCAACAGTTGTGCCCCCTGACTGTGCCATCAGTTCTGCTTTTCTCTCTGGGGATAACCCCGACCAAAATTCTCTTTGAAATGGTCCACGTCTTGAGTCAAGGTTCTTTTTTTCAGCGGGTGTTAAAAATTGGTAATGGGTTGATCTTCCAAGTCCTTTAGTAGAAAAGTTAGGAACAAAACCGAAAGCTGCCCCTTCGTTATAAGGATCAAAGCCTATAACACTTTTGAATTGTTTTCTATAGTCTTTGCCAGCACTAGACAAAGCTGGTGGCATGATTGCTGGTTGCTCCATCCCCGGAAACTGTTTTACTTTTTCCTTACCATTGTACGTAACAGGCCCCATACCGGGCATGTTCATTCTACGAATTTGACCAGCACGATATCCACCCTGCGTTGCTAGTTTTCTTTCTGCCTCAACATCATCTGCTGCAAAGTTTGGAACAAAATTAGGAATCAGACCCGCAGCAAGACCTCTTTTTCTGCTTGGACCTTGAAAAAGTGATTGTTTAGCAGCTAACTGACTAGCAAGTTTATTAAGGTTTGCGTAATGAACTTCTGCGCGTTGAAGCTCATTACTAAATACTTTTGCAGCATCATTTGTGCTAAGTTGACCAGAAAGTATTCTTTGCATAACTTCAGGTCTTTGGGCAAGAATGTTCCCGATGATTGTTTGTGTCCGAGCTTGTTCTTCTGCTTGTTTATTTAATCCTAAAAATTGTGCGCCAGACGTTTTTACAAAGCTTAACAAATTTGCACCAAGCTTTGCTAATACGGTTGCTAGAAGAATAATACCGGGACCACTTAAAACTTTACCTATACCTTCATAAACACCTTTACCAATGGTTTCGCCTAAGCCAAAAAAGTTAGAAGGACCAACTAAAGTAGTAACTGTATCTAAAGCTTTTAATATATTATCAATTGCAGGTTTAATTGAAAGACTGCCAATTTCAGAAGCAACTTTAGTCAAGTTAACTTGAACGGCATTTAAAGTGCCCTGCGTCGTAGAAGTTAAAATCTTTAAACGGTCAGTAGCTTCTGTGGTTGTTTCATTTGCTGTTTTTAAAGCTTTATCAAATTTTCCTGTACCATCCGCCAGTTCAGGAAGCAAAGATTTAAGGATGTTTATCTGACGACCACCAGCTATAAGCTGTGCTGTGTTTGATCTTACTGCTGGCGTTAAAGAGCCATATGCAGCACCATACTGCTTTAGTATTTGTATAGCTGGTAATATTTCTCCAGAAACATTATCTCTTACAACAATCCCAATCTGTTCTAGCTGATTTAAAACTTCTGGTCTTTGAATTCTTGTAAAGATTGTTTTAAATGCATTACCAATAACAGCACCACCACGAGCAGTTCTTTCTTGAGTAACTGTTACGATGGCTAGAAGCTCATCAAAACTAACAGAGGCATCTTTTGCTGATGAACCAGTTCTTTTTATGGCTTCAGCAAGGTCTTTTGAGCTTACGGCAAATTCAGCATCTACTTGAGCCAGTTTATTTACTACCAAATTAGCACTATCAACTTCGCCCTTAAAGGTATTAAGTGCTGCGGTCAGAGATTCAGTAGCGTTAACTGAATCCATCATGCCAAGTCTAGCAAGAGATAAGGCAGCATTTGTTCTTTCTAGTGTCTCTGGAACACCCAAACCTTGACGAGCAAATTCATTTGCAGAGTCTGCGACCTCATTAAATGCAGTCCCAGTTCGTCTAGCTATTTGAAAAAGTCCATCACTAAATTTTTTAAACTCTTTATCACTTTTGTTTAAAAGCGCATTTATGTCAGTTAGTTTTTGTTCAACATCAATTGTAGTTTTGACAAGTTCTGACATTGCCTTTTGAACGGCGAAAATAGCACCAGCAGAAGCACCGAACGCTAAAACACGAGCATTAGAAGCTTCAAGAGATTTAGTAAATTCATCGGCTGCACCCGTTATTCTACCCAAAGGCTGGGTAAAGTTTTTGGCAATAATTGGGTTTTTATTGAAGTTTTGGGTTTGGCGCGTCAATCCAGACAGCGAAGCTTGTAAAGCTGCCGCCGCCTTAGAGTTATCAAAGGTTAAATTTACCTTTAATTCAGCTGAATTTCCACCTATAGCCATTTATTATTAAATCCTTGTACCAACCTATATTACACTTAAAAAAGCACTATGAGTGTAAATTCATAAGGTCTTCCATAGATAATTTGCCGCCTTTTTTGGCAGCTTCGGCAGTTAGACTTATTCCTTGCTTTGGCTCATCTGAAGGAGCTTTTAAGCCCATTCTTTGTAAATCTTCTTCCGTTGCACCGACAACGGTAGTAGCGTCAGCGTTTTCCATGGATTCTTTTAGCTTATCTGCATTTTGACCCACGTTGTACAATTCTATCAATTTATCAGGATCATCCATGACATCTGGATGAGGCTTGTTTTTCATCTCAGATAGAATATGCTTGAAATATTTACCATAACTAAATAGTTCGCCTTGGTTATATGTCAATTCAATAACAGGTTTGCCATAGTAAGTTTGAGGATTGTCTTCACATAAATAAAAACTATTTAAAAAGAAACCAGATAATGCTATTCTTTTTATGTTTTCTTCTCCAGTTCTTTCAGAAACATCATTAAAATACTTAATTAACAGAGTAATATCTTTCTCTTGTAATTCTTCAAATTCTTCTTTTTTAAATAATCTTTTTTTAAATTTTTTATCTTTATAAGATGTGGTTAAAACATAGTATTCGTTAATTTTTTTATTAGCATATACATCTGATGTGTATCCAATCAAATTGGCCTTTTCTAGCTTAAGTGTCTGAAGCTCTTTTTCGGTGTCTTGTATTTGTTGTTTAACCTGATCAATTTGAGCTTTTAATAAGGTTTTAGATTTAGTAATTTGCAAATTAGTTATCATCTTTTCTAAATCACTAATCTTACGATCTTCTTCATCTGTCCATGATTCATCTTGTTTGAGTTGTTCTAACTTTTCCTTTGTGGATGGCAAGCCTTGTTTGATTGCATGATTCTTGTATTCTTCTGCTTTTTCATCAATTTCTTCAGAATCAAAAATGTCAAGGTGCTTGACATAAAAATCACCATATGAAGAATTATATACCTTAGAATATCCACGTAGAATATCCATATACACTCTTCTTAATAGATGTTTTTCTAGTTTAGCCATTTGTATAAAAAAAGCCCCAATTAAGGGGCTTAGGTGGGTTATAGTTCTAACCTAGGCATTATTAGATTCTTCCACAACCTCTGCCTCGACTTCGGGGCTTTCTGTTTTGGATTCTTGTTTTGCTTTCTTAGAAGCTCTCTTCTTACGCGGAGCTTTTGTTTTCTCTTGTTTTTGTTTATCAACTGCTTCGTCAATGGCCAACTGAGCTTCGTCAGCAGCCCCTGTTTCCTCAAGGGCTTTTAATACTTCGCCAAACTCTTCTTCTGTTTGCGCTTGGCCGACGTACCAATAACTAACGTAATAAACTAATTTCTTAATAACTTCTTCTTGAAATTCAGTACCATCTTCTTCAATTGCATCGTAAGCAGCTAGTTTTTGATTATAATTTTCTCCTTCAAAAATTGGCTTAACAGTGCTATTATCTTCTGGGTTTCCATAATAGGACATATTAAGAACCCACCACAGAATCGTTTTGTTTCTCGCTCTGTTTTCAGCGGTCTGATCAAACAGGCTTGCTTGGGCCATCTCAAATTCTTGAATTTCTCTTTTAATAACCCCATTCTCACTTAGCAAATTTGCCATTTCCTCTTTTTCAGCATCAGTTCTGTCTTTTTCTTTTTTGGCCGAAGCTCTTTCAATGGCGTTTTGATTTTCAAAAAGCTTTACATAAAGATCAGCGTATTCTTCCTTGTCAGGGTTACTCATTACACCGCCATCATTAGAAAACCTTTTGGCTAGAAGAGCACGAGTAAGAAGCCCAGCCTTGATACCTTCAGATAATTGTACGCCGTAATAAAGCTCTGCTTCGTCGAACATAGAGCGAGTGGGCTTTTTTAAAAATATAGAGCGATCAACACATTCAACAGAATCCTTAGTTACAGTAACCTCGTTTCCGTCTTTATCCTTTGATTTCTCTTCTACCTTTTTCGTTACAGTCTCTGAAACTGTAAACTTATATAACTTCTTCATATATACCTTTACTTTAACCTGATATCAAAATTATTTAAATAATCTTCGATTTCCCTTATTGTATCATTGCCTTGATCTAAAACCCTTTTACGACATCTTTGATACATGTCTTCATCAATATCATAGCCTTGAGCTTTTAAATCTTCTAAAATAAATAGGAAAGATTTGTAAAGAGACACGACTTTACGTTGTACTTGGAATTGAAGAAATTCCTTTTCCTTTTCCCCTTTCATAAACCTTTTACCTTATAAAGATTTACACGATTTTAAAAACAAGAGAACAAAAAAAGCACCCCCGAAGGGGTGCTTTTATTATTTAATATTTATCAAATGTTAGTTAAGTTTTAGACGTAGATACCGCTCATAAAGAAGCCAACATCTTGCTGGGCAGGTCCACCAACTTGAGCGGAGAAACCAAGCGATATAGACTTGTTAGAACCAATGTCTGAGCTATACTCTTGACTGTCGATCTTACACTTCTTGAGGGTGTACATTGCCATCCGCTGAGTTTGTGTGGCTGTGCCAGCACCCGGAGCAAACAATTCAATGTCTACATCCATAGCAGCATCAGAGTCAATAACGTCAGCCAAACTACCATCGGCAACATCTCCAAGGTTTGCATCAACAGAGAGCGACACGGTAACTGGGAAGGAAATTTCACGAGCAAACGCGAATTTCGAACCAAGCTTTTGAAGCGGGTCACGGGAAAGGTCAAAGCTCATTGTGTAGCTTTGAATCTTAGCATCAGTAAGAACAACACCAGTCAACTGGCTTAATTCGGTTGCGCTTTCGTTCGGATACCAGCTTAGAGTAATATCGCCCGGACGCAATGCGCTAACACCAGATTTGTTGGGTAACGGATGCGGTCCGGCTGTATCTGGGTTCGTGCCAGCATCAGACATACCAGAAGGCAATGCGTATTTTCTAGTTGCATCCTTAGTTCCGTTGGCGGGGTCAACAGCAGGAATAAAGTTACCAGAAACACCAGCAACAAAGTCCATGTTGAGAGCCTCAACACTCACAGAAGCAGTTGGGAAGTCGCCAACAGCACCTTCAGTCGAGTAGGAAGTAATAAATCCATTACCAATTCCAATCACGCTAGGTGGTGAAGTTGTTGCAACATTACTGTCAGCAAGAGCATCACTACCCTCTGCAACAGTTTTAATAAAGTAATTTCTTTCGTCCTCGGTTTTATTCAAGATACCCGAAAGAGCAGACCTGCGGTCAGCAGAGCCAGATGGGGTAACGTAAAAACCAAGGTTATGCTCATTAACCAAACTACCCAGAATATAGGAGAAGTCCAAAGAAACAGTGGGCGACTCTAGGATAACGCGGTCAATAGCAGCCAATTCACCAAACTGGTTAACGTCCTGTCTGGTAATGTTGAAACTGTAGTTAGCAGTTTGTATTCTTTGTAGTTGATTCACAAAACTTACGCCCATGAGACCAGCCCCAACCGAATCTACTCCTGTAGCAGCGATTGTGGCTAGTGATCTTTGGCCCAAGTGGAATCCAGTTGCCGGTGCAGGTCCAGCATACAAAGCCTCACTTTGATAAATAATTCTATTTTTTGCCATAGGTAAAATCCTTAACTATATGTCTTTAATTACAATTTTTTTTACTAAATGGGAAGTTTTTTTATTATGGGGTTCTTATTTTTTTAAGTTCAAAATCAATTAAAGCACTATAAATATTAGGGTTTACATTGTTTATCCCAGCAAATGAAGCACCTCCAATTTTGCTAATATTTACATTATCTATAAAAATTGAGTCATTTGTGCCAATTTTAGAGTCTGTGATCCCAGTGTAATTATAGTTACTATAATTAGTAAAATCCCCTAAATTATTGAAAGGCATTTCAGAAGCAGATAAAAGACCAATATAGTCCTTGCTTGTGTCTCTAAATATTGAACAAGCAGCGTCTAACATAAATTGATTATCTGCTATAACTATTGCTCTAGTTCGTACGTCTGTTTGTTCTTCCCCGCCAAAAGCAAATGGCTCATTAGTGCCTCCCATATTTTTTAAGAAAATAGCTGGATAGGTTAATGAATCAGGCGGCAAACCAGTGGCTGAAACGCCTATTTTATTAGAAACCGTAAATTGAGTTTCAAATAAAAGCCTTTCTTCAGTTTCGTTAGTTAAAAATATATTAAAATCTTTAATTGCATAATCACCACTTATTGGAGTAGATGCCGTGTCCACGCTACTCGTAAAATAAACTTGGCCCTGCCCATAATTAATTCCAGTAAAATTTGACTCAGTTCTTTCTTTTTCTACCCCATTCAAGTAAATCTCATTAATTATATTAGCTCCAAAACCATCGCCAGTAACAGAACTATCAGCAACAAATTGTCTGAATGGTGAGCCATAAGTGTGATAGCCTTGATATAGATTGTTAACAGGATAGAATAAAGAGCCATAATTTGTAAAAGCTTGCCCTTTTTTTAAGAGGGTGTGATCGACCCACAAGTAAAAGCTCGACATAACTGTGTTGTCAAATTGTGGTATCATTTTTTAAATCTTTGAGTTTTTCCGGTTTGTAATTGTTTTAAATAACTATTTATGATAGATGACATATATTTTGAAGGTCTGTAAGCAGCCCCCCTAAGTTTTTTAGACGCTTGAATACCTTGACCTGATCTACTTTTTTCAGAATTACTAAGTAAGTAATAACCAAGTCCAGATATGCCTTTTTCAATTGCTCTTACCCAACTTCTTCCAGCTTCCCAAGGCATTGGTGTTATTGACTGTAGTTCTTGCATCGTTGGTACTCTAACTTTATATTGATAAAATGTCTTACCACCAGAAACTATTTTTTTTGGTGTTTTTAAAATTTTTCCAGACATTTGCAGATAAGCTCTTACTAAATCAATTGGTTTATCGTTTTCATTAAAGCCGATGAAGCCAAAAAGAGAGCCTTCTCCAAAAGCAATTCCGTTTAAATTTCCACTAAAATTAACAGTATTTTCTGAGCCAGCTTCAAGCTCTTTAGTTATTAAACTTGCTTCAAAGTTTTTTAACATTTCTTCCTTGGCTTCTTTAGCTCTTTGTTCGGCAACCTTGAACGACTCTTGTCTTATCCCTACAGACTTACCAATCTCTCTTTGAAGATTCTTCTTGAGAGCATTCGCATTAACTTTGACGTTTTTTATACTAAATCGCATTAATCAGTTTTCTCTAGATAAAAAATGTAATATTTAAGACCTATATAATCTTGAACTTTGTCGTCAGTAATTTTATTAAAAGAGCTTCCGTCAACGTGGATAACTTCTGTTTTCGAGCCATCAAGTATATAGTCTCTTGCGTCTTGCTCAACTTTTATTCTTACAACACCTTTTCCTATCGTTATGTTGCCTAGTTCCTCGCCAAGCTCACTTTCTTGGTTATTAGTATAATTAACTATGCCAGAGAAAACACCAGAAACTGGAACATAAGTATATTCTGTTGGGTTAGAAGAAGCTCCATATCCAGCATAAGAGTTGTTAGAAATTGTATTTGCGACTACTCTTTGTGGCTCTTTAACAACCACAATTTCTCTTTTAAAAGTATCAAAATGATCCCTAAGAGTTCCAGTTAGGGAAAATGCGTCTCCAGTTGTAATCAGGTTAGCCATTAAAGATAGTTTCTAGTTCTGAGTAGATTATCATCAATGCGGGTATTGTTCTTTTCGCTAATCGTGTCATCACCAGCAACTTGGCGGGGGCTACTTCCAGTAAGTTTATAAGATGTTACTAATCTTGTTAATTCCTCTCTTTCTAAGTTTCTAGCAGACATCCATGTTTTACTTAATTCGTTTTTATTAATCTTTCTGACGCGAGCACCATCTGAGGAGACTTCTACGACAGAATCATTCGAAGCCGCTCCAAGAGTGGCCCTAATCTTAAGATCATAATAATGAACAAAATACAACTTTTTAAATATAACCGCTTCTTCTATTTCAAGTCCCGTTTCTAGTTCTTGAGTGTCAGCATTCAAGGTGTAGCTAGTGTCAATCAAATTATTGAGTTGACCAAGATTAGTTCTTAACCAAAAAGATATAGCAGCAATTGACAAGTCTGATGGGCTTGCCAACTCTCTATAAGCTTCGTCTGCAATTGAAACAATTTTTACCATATTTTTTCTTTCTTAAAAACGTATTGTTGGATTAATATTAAAATAACCCTCTACCAGTTTTATTCTGCTGGTATGGGTTGCTTTGTCAATAACTTGTATATCATATATACCTTGCGTAGATGCTAAACCTGTTGTGTTTGTACCACTTAAATTTATATCAATGTGTCCACTCGTGGGTGACCCCGTAACTGGAGCAAGGTCCAAAATAGTGCCAGTAGACCCATAAGTAGGACGCACGATTCCGCTAACTAAATAATTACTTAAATCAAAAACGCCTCCACCCGATCCTGTCACACTGAAGCGGTGATAAAAGTCTGTTCCTGCTGATAAAGTTATGTCGTACGAGTTAGCCATATAATATATATTATATTACACAAATATTTCACATAAAAGATAAGAAAAAAGGACTAGATTAAGTCTAGCCCTTTTAATAATTTTTTTATGTTTTTTAATTACCTGCCTTCAGATAAGATTCTTTTCATCTCATCAGATATTGGCTGTTTTGGCTTGTTTGCAGAAGGCATCTTATAACTTGCTACGTAGCGATTAAACTCCTTCAGAAGCCTGTTAGAGAGCATTTCTCGGCTATCTACTGGTACAATACCCATTTCAGCTGCATGGCGTTGTAAATCACTCTTGTTAAGTTGTTTTAGATAAATCTCATATTCATTAGCATCAAGAGTTCTATACTTACTTAAGCCACTGTCTCCCCAGATTTGATCTAAAGTAGTTGGCTCTGGACCTTCTACTTTACCATGAGCCTGATTTAATTCATTAACTTTCTTAGAAGCTGTTTTTTTGGCGGTGGTTTTACTAGCTTTTTTTCTTGGCATAATCCTTTTTCCTTAAAAGGGCTTACACGCTAGGGGTCTATATGGGAACAAAAAAAGACTCAGCCTTTCGGCTGAGTCAATTTTATATGAGCTATTACTAGTTTGATTACACAGCGATACCGACAACGGCACGAGCGTCAATACAAACACGACCCTCTTCCAAGTAACCATAGAAGCCAGTCTTTTCTTGACGGGCAACAAACTGGTCATCAGGAAGTGCGGTAAATGTTCCACCACCATCCGCTTGACGAGCAACCGGACGAATGAATGCTTCACGGGACAAATCAACACCAACAAGAATCTTGTCAGCAGAATCAAATGTTCCGCCACCACCACCGGGAATGGTCACGCTAGAAGCAGCAGCCAATTCGGTGAACAGGGTGTTGTACTTCTTGCCATCACCAAGCTCGATGAGCTCGTGAAGAACAACGCCAAAGATTTCGCTCATTCCAGCACTACGGAAGATTTCCTGACGGATATTATCCGGTAGAGCAACAGGGCCAGTGCTCACTGAGCCAATGTTGTTCACTGGGTTATAGGCAAAACCACGAACGTTAGCCATAGTCTCAGGGTCAACGAACAAGTCCGTCAAGCCCTTGCTATCAAAATTAGCAGGAGTACCATTAGCAAAAGAAGTGTTAATTCTCTTAGTTAGGGTCATTAAATCACTCAAATCATTAACGCTAAATATATTAGCTGAATCAGAGGAAATAACGTGAGCAAGGCTATTAGTAGTAGCTTCGGCAAGAGCCTTAAGAATAACAGCCCAAGCATTACGCTCTTGTTTAACAAGAACTTCTTGAGACATTCTTTCTACAGCTTTGCTTACTATGTCCAAACGACCACGGCGAGCGTAGCGTTTTAGGAAGCTAACAGCACTATCCAAACGATAAGTGGCAATCTTCATTTCCTGAAGACCACTTACCTGACTAGAAGGAAGACCACCAGCCATACCCTGAGACCAAACGCTGACATAGTCTGCGCCTTCATCGTAATAAAGGTCTAGCGGGATGCTGGGACTGTCGTCCTCATCATAAAGGCTGTCGCGATAAATCAAACCAGCAGTGCCAGCTTGAGCCAATACTTTTTGAGCGACAGGCGCAATAAAAGCAGCGAAAGCCTCTGCAGCTTGAGCAGCTTCGGCAGGACTCTTCGAGCCCAAAGCCTTGATTAACTCAATCTGTTCTGGGGTTTCTTTTAATTTTAATTTCATTATATAAACTCCTATATTTTAAGGTTTAGAGCTCGATTTTAAGGAGAACGTGGTTATTTGCATCCAACGCTCCAAGAGCCTTACCAACGGCAGGGGCTTTGGAAACGTGGTCTGCATCCTTCGCAAGCTCACCAGCAGCAGCAGCATAAACAGTATCTCCGGGGGAGAAAGTATCAGCAGCTAAAGTAGCTCCGCTGTAAAGAACAATTCCGCGTGTAAGAACAGGAACAGCTTGTCCACTGATCACAAAATCATTTTCCGCAGCTTTGCGGGGATTAAAGATCAACTTCTCGCCGTTTTCGTCTTCTTCACGCACATCATATAAAAGCATACCCAATGGGATATCTTTAGTTCCGCCAGAACCACTAGTACAAGTGGTCACCTGAGCAGAGGTGCGATATCTTTGGGACACCGTGTTTGCATAAGCATTTCCGACAGCACCAAACATTTCAACTGGTTCGTCGTCAGAGTTTACAAATCCAGAAGGACTTGCAATCTTTACCATAGTTCCTTTGAACGCTGGTACTGCGCCGCTCCAAGAGAAAAGGTTGATGACATCGTGCTCATCATAATCTCTTAATGGTCTTAGTGTAGGCATAATAAATAATTCCTATTTTATATGTTTAATTATTTGATTTCAAATCCATCTACTGAAAAGGCAGATTTGTATTTTTCGAAAATGGTTGGTTCAGTAGCATCGGTGGAGTTAGGAACTTCAGAAGCTTGCACTTCAGCGTTCTCAACAGCCTCTTCAACTACTTCTTGAGCAGAAGCTACTTCTTCTTCCTTTTTGGAAGCTTCGGCTTCTTCAGCTTGTTTTCTTTCTTCGGCTTCAACAACCTCACGCTTTCTGCTCTTTAGAAGAACATCAAGCTTTGCGGCATAAGCAGAGAAAGCCTCATCATCCATGTCTTTAATATCAGAAGCAATTAAATTACGCTCCTCATCTTCGAGGGCGAACTCTTCATCAATCGTGGCCATGTTTGTGTTGAAACGCTCTTCAGCTTCGCGTTGGGCTTTTTCAGCCAAAAGCTCACCAAGTTGCGCTTGTACTTTCTCAAGTTGCTCCTTGGCTTCGCCGTGCTCCTTCAACAAAGACTCATGCTTTTCAGTAGCCTCTGCGAGAGCATTTTCAACAGAAGCTTTTTCTGCTGCAAATTTTTCCGAGGCGGTCTTAAGCTCATCTTCAATGAATTCACTAACAGCAGAAGCCTCAAGTAACTTGAGGTTCTCGTCAGTAATATCTTGAATATTAGTAATTTTCATAGCTATACTCGTATCCTTTTTTACATTATTATTAGTAGTTTGTGAAATTTTTTCTTCTTTAATTTCAACTTTTTCTTCGATTTCTGAAATTTCCTCCTCAGTGGCAACCACTTCGGGTTCTTTTTCCTTTTTGGTATGAACACCTTTTACCTCGGCAGCGGGTGTTTCAGTCAAACCAATCCCCAAGGGGATTACATTATTTATGACTTTTCGGTAAATGCTTCTACCGTCTTCGGTAGTCCCAGTTCCGCCAAAACTTTTTAAATTGCTCTTTAGCTCATCAACTTCTTGAGTAGCGGAAATAATCTCTGCATCTTCAAGGTTTTTGCTTTCCCCTTCGATTAAAGCTAAATTATACTCGGAAAAACCTAACTCCCAACTAGCAGAGATTCTTTGATACGAATCCCCGTCTGGGTCAGTTGAATTTTCAATTAAGTCTGCAAGATCGCTATTTACAACTTTCCAAACAACCCCACCAAGAGTAACGTTGAAGGGTTCATTTTTCTCTTTGACCTGTTCTTCAGTTAGGGGCTTGTCTGTTCCAAACTCACTAAAACCAGCAGTTAAAATAGTCCCAATGACTCTTTCTCTGTTGTGTTCAATGTTAATGGGTTTATTAATAAAATCTTTGTACATGGCAATAGCAGTGTCAGTGTCTACTGCGTCACCATTTTTGTTAACCCGATTGGTTACAAAGGCATTAAAGGCAATTGGCAAAAGATCAATGTTCTTGTCGGTGTTAACATCTGGAACGAAATCACCAATGTCAACATGACTAGCTAATGCCAAATATTTATCTTTTTCTTCCGAAACCAGTGGTTTGATTACGGAACTAAAACTGGTAGTATATTTAAAATCTTTCATAATTTAGATACTAGATACAAAGTAAGCTACAGAAATATCGGTAGAATTTGGAGTAAAACTCGCACATTTGATTGGGCTACTTAAATTTAAAGTTGAACTAGGCGGAACCTCCAAAACCCCCAAGTTAGCATCATCAGCAAAGGTAAGTGTTTTTGCAGCAGCATTTCCATTGGTTACAGCGGTAACATAAATATTAATGGGCTGAAGAGTAGCATCTCCTGAGATTTTTGCAGTTCCATTATTAGCTATATAATTTGAAAATTGTTGTAACATTTTAATTCCTTTTTATTTTTCGTTAATTTTTTTCCACAACTCAGAGTAATCACTAGCAATACGCTTCTGTTTCAAAACGGGCAATGCAATATGATCTTCTAAATCTTTAGCTTTACTTTTGTCTTTGGCTTTTTTAAGCTGCTCTGGAGTTGGCGCACCTTTTTCACCTTTTTTTCTCATTTTTTCTCCAGAACCCCTTTTGATTCTTTCACGTTTTTCGTGGATGTTCTTCCACAAGCTTGCGTAACCTGCTTTAGACTGCTTTTTCAAAATAGCCTTTTGCAAAGCTGGAGGAAGTTTCTTTTGCTTTTCTGTTAAACCTTTTTGGTTTTTGTTTTCTTTCTTATCTTCTTCCTCGTCTTTGTCTTTCTTATCGTCTTCCTTTTCTTCTTCTTTTTCGGGTTTTTTGCCTTGTTTTTTTAGAATTGCTTTTTGAAGAGCGGGTGGAAGTTTCTTTTGCTTTTCTGTTAAAGCAGCGTTTGAATTGCTATACATCATGTAGTCATGTACGGCTTCAACAAAATGTTCTGCTTTTGAAATTTTATCTTGAGCCCAAGCCATTATGTCAGAGCCATCACGCATGGTTCTCATTAATTCCACGAGTTGAGCAGACTGAACTGCGATTTTCATCAGTTGAGTTTCAGCCATGCTTATTTCGTGATCTTCATGTGCGGCGTTAGACTCAGAATCATCAGTTTTCTTACAGTCACAGCCCGAATCGTTATTGTCGCAGCAGCCACATTCTTTATTTTGACATCCGCAATCAGCTTCTGTGATTTCTTCTACGTTTTTTAATTCAGGATAAATTTTAAGTAGCTCGTCTTGATCAGCAAAGGTTTGGCCATCCCAATCTTGAGAGCCTTTGGTGTAATCTGAGACAGACTTGCGAGCCTCCCACATTTTACACGACCAATAACGAGCTTTTGTTTTCGGACCCGGATTATCGCAGTTGTGACGGGCGCGAAAGTTTTTTCTTCTATTTGGGTCATCCCTTTTTATTTCCATATTGGGATCACCAAAATTTACTTTTACAACATTACCTTTTTCATTTTTGACATAAACAGAAAACTTTTTAGGCCCCTTTGGAGTCCTAAAAGGTTTGTTTAAAGTTTTGCCTTCTTTGGCTTCAATAATTTTTGGTGTTATATCAAATTCAAAGTCACTCATTTTTATTCCCATTCAAATCCTAGTGGTTGGTAGTCATCTAAATATAATTCATCTACATTTTGAAAATCATAATCTAATTTATAAAGATCAACGTCAATAGCAGCTTGTGCAAAATCTTCATCAGAAGGAATCATATCATCGGTAAGATCAAAGATGTTAGAATTATTAACTTCAATATTTTGATCTTCAAACTTAAGCTCGTCAAATTTAATAGAAGCTACATCTTGATCAGCTTTACGGTAAGAGTCTTTTACTTTACCACCGCGCTTCATTTTTAGAAACATATTAACACGAGCCATAGCCCAACCACCACGGCTCATTCCGGGGCGGTGACTTTGTGAAAAAGCACCAGCACCACGACGATAAACCTTCTTTAACTGAGAAAGAGTAACCTTTTTAGTGGGATGTTTTTTGTTGTGTTCTTTTACTTTATTCTTTAAGGCTTCAACAACTTTTGCAGAAAAAGTTATTGCAGAGCCACCCTTGCCAGCACTTCCGGGTTTGTTCTTGGATGAACCCTTTTTTCGCTCTGAAGGTTTGGCTGGTGTTTGAGCACCAGATTTACGTCCGGGCCGTTTAGCGCCAGACACCTCTATCTCTTCAAAGCCAAATTTGTCATCCATTTATAAAAAAGCCTTTTTCAGTAGTAAATACACCAAAAAATATGTATTTGGGAATTATTTTATCATTTGTAAAAAAGACCTCATCAATACGTATTGATACACGTTCAAAGCAACGCTTGTGGCCAGCGCAACACCAAAGAAACACATTATCCATGTATCTGCATTGTTGTAGCCAGAAGCTTTACTTTTTAGATTTTCCTTTTGTTTTCTTTTTTTTATTATTTCCTCGGATTTTTCACATATATCACAATCATATGTTTCAGTTATCCAAGTTCCATTCTTATATTCTTTCAACCTTGTTTTTTTCATTTTTATGCCTCGGTTCTATTTTTCCCACTTCTTAGTTTGTTTAATTCTTCAACCAAGCCGTTAATTATTGATCGGGCTTCTTGGATTGCTCGTTGCTGGGCTTCAATAACCGTGCCCATTGATCTTACTTCTAATTGATGCTCAAAGATTTTTTCCTTTAATTCACCATCTTTAGAGATTAAAACCACCTCAACATCATTTCTCATATTGTTTATTTCAACCTTATGATTGTAATCATGATAAAGAAAAAACGGCATGTAAATACTTGATGAAACTATAAATCCTATAAAGAAATAGCTTTGTAATATTTTTTTACACCACTGTTTTAACTTATTTATATAAGCTTTCATACAAGTAATTACACTATATATTATTAAATTAATAAAAAAAGAGGAGAGCCATTAAGACTCTCCCCTTTGAGCAGGGCGACCATATTGCTATGGTCTATGGAATAATTTTTTATTCTGTGGGTAAACCGCCAGCATACCAGCCTTCTGGCAGCTTGACTTTATTCTTAGAAAGTACCCATTCACCATTCTTCATTACGTAAACCTTTCCTTCAACATTTGGCCCGATTCTCACAAGTGCTTCCTGTGTGTCCACAAAAACAACTCTTGTTGATCCGCACCCAGTGAAAAAGGCAATGCTAACTAGTAATATCAGAATCTTGTTCATTCTTAGATTGATTTTCTTGTTCTTCGATTCTTGCTCGCCATCTATCTTTCAGAGATTTGGGTATAGTATCACTATCACTAGCTTTAGTGTCTTCTCTGATTACGTCTTTGAGCCAATCCAGAAGGGCCTTGATTAAAGCGACCCAAGTCATAGATTAATTCTTTTTAGCAAGACCTCTAGAAACAGTGTAGCCAAGAGCACTCAGGGCAGATGCTACAAATCCAAATACTTGATTTGCAGTTCCAGCACCTTCAGGGTTTAGCACACCAGCACCCCACAGTAGAGAGCCAATCGCACAAATAGCGGTAAGCCAAAATTCTGTAGTTTTGTAACCGGGTTTAACTTCGTTTTTCTTTGTAGTAGCCATAATAAGTATTGTATATTAGAGTATTATAGAGAGTCTGTCAAATTTTTTATTCAGATTCTTCTTCTGTGTTTTCTTTTTTATTTAATTCAGCGAGCACGATTTGAGCGGCTTGTTCAAGAGTTTGATGTTCTTGGTAGCTTAGTTTGAGTTGACGAGCCGCGTTTACGAGTAGGTTAAAAGCGTCATCGAGTGACATTTTTTTCTCTTCTTCCATGTGTTATTATATCAGGTAGATATCGAAAAATCAAGTTTTAATCATGTATTTCATTACCATTGAAGGTTGTATGTTGTTGATTGGCGCATTTTCCCCTGTATCACCGATGGTGGTAACAAAACCTTCGACCCGGCCACTCGATCTTTCGCTTCTAGCATTCATACCCTTGTTGTTGCGAGTGTCCCTTCTGGGGTTACTGCCCATCATATGCGGATATGTTGTGGTAGCCGGGTGACTATGTGCTGGTAATTGATTTACATTTAAACTGACGCTTTGTTCTCCAGAAGTGTCACTTACGGATTCAAGGGCTGCTGGGGTTCTTCCTGCAGTGTTTCCTCCTTCGCCCACTACTACACGCCCAGCCAAGTCGGGAATATTAAAGGTTGAGCTTCCGTTACCTGCTCCATAAGTCGTTCCAATAACAGCAAACAAATCAGAATAGGTACTACGGCTAACCTCTCCACCATTACACTCAAGAAATCCGCTTGGAATGGTTCCTCCAGCCCAAATAATCACACACCCAGTTGATACATTGAAACCGCTTTCTCCAACTGAAACGGACCCTGTAACCTTTAAATTTCCAACAACGTGGAGGGCTTCTTCCGGACTGGTGGTGTTAATGCCCACCTTGCCGTCATGTGTTATTCTGACTTTTTCTGTCCGAGAACCACCCGATGTTAAAGTGCTAAAACGTAAACTTCCTCCAGAAGCAACATCGTTATTTGCTTCTATCCCGCCTATGACTGTGTTGGTTCCGAGAGTGATTTCTCCACCGCCGTTTACTGCCCCTTTTAAAAACCTTGCTACCTCAACAGTCGAAGTGCCAGCAACTCCGTACTCTACGTGTAGCTTTGCTGCGGCACTGCTTACATTTCCAATAGTGATATTGCCATTGTTGTAAATTCTCATTCTTTCGGTATTGTCCGTAAGAAAAATCAAATTTTCACCTGTCGAGCCAAGAAAGTTTAGATTGCCGCCCGAATTATTTAACTGTAAATATACAGCCGAAGTGCTAGACTCAAGCTGCAGTACCGTGCTAGTTCCAGAAACATGAAGCTCATTGGATGGATTGGTTTCTCCGATTCCCACGCGGCCATTTTCATCAAAAGTAACTACAGTGGCATCATCAGCCTTGCGAAACTGTAAACCCATCGTGTCATTTGCTCGAATTTGATAAATCTGCTGGCTGTCGGTCCAGAATTGAAGATTTGGAATTATAGAACCAGATGTTCCATCTGCATCTACAATACGTATGGCACAATCATGATCACTTGTATCTGAATTTCCTCTAACGTGAAGTCTTGTAAGCACAGTTGCGCCTGTTCCCACGCCAACCTTGCCATCTGACAATATTCGCATACGCTCGGCACTAGTTCCTGCAGAGTCTGTGTAAAAAGAAATGTATCCATTAGTATTTCCTGATGTAGTTCCAGATTCTATTTTTGCCACAGAGCCAACATTGTTTGAAAAATTGATAGTAGAAATTACGTCGGTAGAGTTATTGTTTGCGTGTCTTAAGCGTAAATGTGCTCCAGTGGAAGCTGATCCATCGCTTTTAATCTCAACATCGCCCTCTGGCGAAGTCGTCCCGACGCCAAGTGACCCCGCTATATTTACTCCGAAGTCAAATTCTGCTGGATTTAAATCTCTTAATCTTACGTCTGACATTTTTTTATTCCTTTTTAATTAGTACCTTGGAAAAAGGTTTTGATTTTGATCATCTTTTATTAAATCTTGTCCTGTTGTTGTACCACTTCTAAGGTCAACTATTTGGTTAGTGCCTATTCCGCCCATACTTGATGTCGATATGCCAGAATATAAAAATCTTTCTTTAATTTGTATTACACGTCCACTAACAAAAAATCCTTTATCTTCTATAATTTCATTAAAATTGTCATCCAAACTAAAGTCAGAAGAAAATGATAAAGAAGCTGTTTTATTGCTTCCGATACTAGAATCATACTGTGCAGAATCTAATCTTAGACCAGAAAGCTTGTAATTCATAGCCAAAACATCTCCTGTCATAAAGTCAATGTTTAGGTTGTACAATCCATTATAAACAAAGTCTTCCATCAAGCTGCCTTTTGTATCGCCCGACACAACAACATCGAATCCAGCTGTTATACCAACTGGTGTAGTGACTGGCCTATCCCAAGGAAGTTTATGGCCCATGTACTGGATGTTTTCACGAGTCAAATCTAAATCTATATTACAACTTTGAACTGTTCCGTGATCGAAATCAATTCTCATTTCTTCAATAGTGACATCTTTCAAATAAATTGAATCACTAGTTTTCATCGTAACGGTTGTTCCACCGGCAATGTGTCTAGCAAAAAAATTGAGATCAGTGCTAGTTGCAATAAACTCCTCTCCAAAATCAAACCAAGCATTTAGTGTATCGTATGATCTTATCTCATTGCTTTCTGATCCATTTCCATTATACAAATAAACCCCTCCCAAAACAGAACCCAAAGGATCGGGTTTGACATAAGCTCTTCCATTAACCCTGTATCTTTTACCAATTGTAAAAGAATTTGATCTAGCTATGTAGTGAGTATTTTCCGAACCATCACCGGCTGCCCTTAATGCGTCTGACACACCATCTATTGTCGATGCAGAAGTTAAAGAAACCATCCTGATGCTACTCCATCCATCTGTGGAACTGCTCCAATCAGATTGATAACTCAAAGGATTTGTTCTGCTCAAAGAAAGTTTTATGTCTCCGGGCATAAAAACAGTTTTTGGATAATTAAAAGTATTAACATTATCTATAAAGTTTTTTGGAACAGCAACACTAACACCGCTAAAGCCCGTGGTTGCGTTTTCAGTGTTTATATACGGAACTCCAAAACCAGTATCTACACCTTTTGTAAAAAATACGTTATCAGCGACAGCACCAACACTAACAGTTGGAACCTCACCAACACCCATATTCACAGAGTAACTATTTATATAAGAATTAACAAAAACCAAAAAATCATAAGAACCAGCATTTGGGTCTATAACGCCTGTTACTGGCATAAAAGGCTGACCAGTTGGTGGGGATGGGTACTCGGATGGGTCTTGCGTTCGAATCGAAAAAGGAGCTTCATCCAGAGTGTTGTCAATTGCTAAATAAATATTTTTTCTGTCAGTTTCTTTTGCCATCAAACCGCTTACGAACGATGTCGGAAGGTTTGCTGTTTGATTTTGGGTTGAAAATCCCATTCGTTGTTCGTTATTGATTCCGTCAACGTAATAACTAAAATTTAAATTAACCGAAGGAGGCCCAGAAACATACGAACCACGATTGGTAATTGAACCAATAGAATTTATATTTTCTTTTGGAAGGTCTATGCTATAATTAAAGTTTTGAACCTTGTTGATTCTTTGAAGTACTTCGAACTTTTGGCCATCATTTGCGCCATTTGTTTTTTGACCAGTATAACCTGTTATAGACCATTTGCTTCCAAAAACGGTTGATGATCCACCCCCAGCATTTGCCACTTTGTGCGGAGGCATTATTACGGGGTTTCCAAAGAATAAATCTTGAACTCCGTATGTTATTACATTCTTAGCCATCGTTAGTTTCCTTTTCGCTCTTGCTTGCAAAAAGGATACTGGCCAAGTAGTAATCTATCTGATGACGACAAGCTATGTCTCTAATTTCTGAAACTCTGTCTTCATTTTTATCCACAGGTTTCTTAACATATTCGTCCACTACCTTCTTCCAATCAGATGGATTTTCGTTTGAAATAATTACTTCTACAATTCCTTGGGCCACTTCCTTTTGTCTTTTATTAAGACGTTTTAAACTATGAAACTTTCTCAAACCAGCTTCAACTTTCTTGGTCAAGCCGTTTGCGTGGATCATGTTGTCGGTAATTTTAGAGATGCTATAATAATCCGCATTGCTTTGTTCGCCCTGACCAATCGGACTAACATTTTTTGTTTCTTGAGGAGTACCTGTACCAGCAGGACGGCCAGTGGGTGCTGCGCCAGCGCCTTTACCGCCGATCACTGGTTGATAAAGACCTTCGTCTTTGAGGTTGAGAAGTTTTCTTTGAGACTCTATAGACTCTTCGTTGTCTGGGAGCTTGTCGGTTTCGAGAGCATCAATTCCTTCTTCTGGCGTTAAAATACCAAGCTCCATAAGCCTAGCGTATACTCTAGATTTTGTTGGATCACTGCCAAGGCTAAATTCGTTAAAATAAGGAAGCGGATAATTTTTAAAACCCATTAATTTAGAAATTCTTTTTATTTCAGGAATTAAAAACTCATTTAAAAATGATTCACGAGCTTGAGTAAGTCTTGCTAAAAATACTTCTGTTTTGATCGCTTGGTTGGCAAATTTTTCATCACCGACTAAAATATTTTGCAAACCAATTTGTATGTCTCTGTCAACAATTTCGTATTTTTCAGGACCAAGCAAATTACCAATATTAGGAATTACAAACTTAGCATCAGTTGTATAGTCAGCAATCAATACTCTTCCGACAGATTCATTTTGGAATAGCTCTTGCATTGCTGCAAGATTTTTTTGGTTAACGCCACCCTTTTCGGGTTCGGTTCCCATAGTTACCAAAAGGATAGCTTGCTGCATAGTTCTGGCAACAGCCATGTCCATTTTTTTCATCTCAGCTTTCCAGTTTATATCTTCAAGAACTGGATACCCCATTGGAACCGAGAACGGTTCGTAGTCTTGCTTTTTATAAAAAACAGCATTTATGTGTTCTGAGTCCAAAGGCATAAGAACCGTGCTGCCTTTTGAATCACGAATTAATTTTCTGGTCTGTTCAGGTAGATTGTTTAAAACCTCTTGATCTTCTTCGGTCCTTGGCTCCCTGAGTCTAGCAAGCTCGTAATCACTCAAGACCTTATAATAAACACCAGTTGCAAAATTTAAACCACCCTGTATTTGAATGTCAGCTGGATTTAAAACAGAATATTGAACTGGCAATGTAATTTCACCCAATCCAGAAGACCCAAACGTTTGAGTCATTCTTTTAATGTCTTCTCTAGAAACCTTGCCATCAAAACGATAAATAAATACATTTCCAGAGCGATAATATTCTCTAAAAAATTTATCCATAAAACTTTTTAAATTATTCTTTTCAAATAAAGCATCAAAAAAGTCTCTAGACTTTCTACTTCCCCCTCTAAGGAAAATACCAGAAGAGGAAAACTCTGTCATCATATCAATAGTATTTCTAAATATAGCAAAATTGTAATAAGCTTTTTGACAGAGAACTACAGTGTCTCGAATGTTAAGGTTAGATTTGTTTTGAACACCGTAAGTGTATTTGAAAGGAACAACACCATCAGTAATGTTTTTAAATCTATCTGTTCTATGTATGTCTGCCGCCTTGTTACGTCTGGTGGGCGAAGCTGCTACGGATTCAAAAGCAGTGAGCGGCGTTGCGCTACTTGCGACAGATTGCTCTAAATCATTAACACCAGCTTTTTTAGCAGACGAAGACGAAGCTTTGGCGGCTGTCTTTGGACTACTTTTTGCTGTTTTAGCTGTTTTAGGCTTTTTTTCCATATTTTATACTGAAAATTACACTTTTTAAAGCATCATGGGAGTAAAAGTATCATCAACTTGTACATCTTCCGCTGACACCATATCATAATAGCATTTCATAGCCCAAGTTCCAATCATAAGTGTGGTATAATTATCTCGTCTAGCTCGATTTACAGATGTATTTCTTTTTAAATGTTGTGGTAAATCAAATGTTTGCGTTCCTTTGGCTGTGCTTTTAACTTCGATTAGCGAGCATTGTTTCTTCGTTTGATAAACTAAATTATCTTGCTCTTCGATTAAATCCAATATTGTTTCTCCAGTATTAAATTTTAAATTAATACTTTGATTTGTCATTCTATTAAAGGCTTCATTGTTAGCGGTAGCTTTAGAAGCGAACCAAATCCTTTTATGATCTATGCAAGCCTGTAAATACTCGTTAGATTTTCTTAACCAATTCGACGTAAAGATTTGTTTGTAACAGATTTTGCCGTCTTGCTTATTATATAAGTTTTTAATCTTTTTAATTTCTTTTTGGTAGTCTGCTCCTTCAGCGTCACTATTAAAATCAAAGAAACTAAGATTCTTAGTAAACAACTCAGACTCATTGCAACTATCTATAAATTGAAAACCAGCATTATCAATGCATATCATTTCAAAATCGAAGGCATTACATAAATAATTAAAATAATGTATGTGATCTTTTAAATCTCCACCAGCTACCGCGTAACTGTGAACCAAAGTTCCAGTTTTCATTTCTTCATCCAACTCTATAACAGACATCGCAAAGTAGTCAGAGCTCGGACTATTAGAAAAGCTGGGGTCAATTGCACAAATGTATTTTGATTCAGAGTCACCCTTAACCCTAGTTGTCGGTAACTCCCCATCTGGTATGGTACACTCATGCATTTTCTTTGCACTGAAGTAAGAATCACTTCCATCTGTAAATTGAGCACAGTATTCACGCTGGAAAGACGCACTAGAGGTTCCCCCGTTCTTAGCTTCTTCAATTACAGTTGTGTCAATCATCTCTTCAGGAAGAGCTTCATACCCAAGCTGAGACACAAAATATGATGAGTCTTTTTCTTCTTTGCTGTAAATATGTTGTACCCATTCCTTATAGGTTTTATAAAGATTTTCAAATGTATAGCTTGCGGAGGATAGCGCAATCATTTTTGAATTGTTTTCAAAAACCATTCTATCTTTTTCTTCTATTACCCCTTCTTTGATTAGCTTATCCTCAACCTCTCTAATCTCTAAACGCTCTTTCATGTTTTGGGGAGCGACCAGAAAGGGCATAAGTACTGTATTAATAATGTCTTCTGGCAACAAAAGATACTCGTCAAGAACCAAAACGTTTGCGCGGAAACCACGAATCTTTTCACCGTTAAGTGGGATAGCTGTTATTGAGCCTCCATTTATTTGCCACTCAAATTGATCATTCCTTTTCGCTTTTGCACCAAAAGCCTGAGCCAAAAGGTCTGCCCCCTTAGACTCTACTATCTTTTCTAGGTTATTAAATATAAAGCGAGCAGTACGAAAGGTGGGGCCAGCTATAAGAATCTTAGTGCCGGGTTCAAATATACATTGAAGAAAACAAAACACAGAAGCAATAAAGGTTTTGCCACAACCACGACCCCACACGCACATAGAGAAGTTTCTGTTAAGCATTCCTTTCAGAGTTATTTCTTGAAAGGGTGCGAGCTTGATTCCAGCAATCAAGTCAACTGTCAAGCCTAAGTTGGCTCTTAGAAATTTAGCAAGGCTTATCTTGGCCTCTTTGTTCTCAAGTGTTCCCTTGAGACTGAGAAGCTGCTCGTTGAGTAGTTCAACTTTTTTATTTTCTGGAGCGTACCACATTACAAAATTTTATTATCGTAGCAATACTGTAAATCAATGATATTATGTTTTGCTTCACCTAAAAATATTTTTTCTATAATTCTTGAGGCATCTTGTCTTGTGTTCACAAACAAAAACTGTATGTGAGGATAAGCCTGAATCAAATACCTAACATTGTGAAAAATATACTCTGGTGTTGCTTTGATCTTTCTAGATACTTGTGGTAAGTGATTAAAAGATCGACACTTATTTAAATTCTCTTCAACCAAAACAATTAAACTTGCTTCAGCTTCACCAGCCCTTTCTATTTCATTAACGAACCTCTTGAATCCTCCGCTTAGAGTTCCAACAAAATCACTAACAGACTTTCTTTCTATGTAGCAGTTTTGCGAATACCCCGGATGACTAAAAGCATAATCTCCAAACTTTAAATTTTTAATTTCAGTTTTAACATTAAACTTGAGAGGCTTTTGTTCTCTTGTATCTATGTATATCTTAAATCTATCTTTAATCGCGTCAGAATTTAATTCAAAGTCGTATTCAGATGTTTGCTTTTGGTACTTACTAATTAAACCGACTTCTTCACAAACGTCATAGTAACTGCCAAACAAAGCGTCGTAAACTTGAATGGCTGGCATCATGAGAGTACGAAGCTCAACTTGTGTGGGGGCAAATATTAAGTTCTTTTTTTCTTTTCGAGTTTCAAGTAAACCTTTACAGTATTCTTGCGCCACTTCTTTTTCTTGATCTTTAAGCCATAGTCTTAAATTGGTTCGTGAGTTAAAATCATTTTCAAAGTAATAATCTTTACTTTTAAATTTTATAATTTTACCATCATACCTATCATATCGTGCGTAATGGGTTTGGTAATATTCTGCCATCCTCATCTTATGCGCTTTAAGATGAGCGTGAAGTTGCCTTTCGGTGTCAAAGCTTTTACCGCAAACTTTGCACTGGTGCTTCTTCATATTTGTAGTTGAAGCGTTTGATGTCATCTTTATATAACCTTTCTATAATACTTATACTTTCATCATCATAAAAACTCGAATAATGAGGCCGCTTGTTTAGTTTTTTAGCTTCCAGTAATTTAATTTTTTTCTTGCCTATCTTATCGCAAAGAATATCAAAGTCTTCTTGTAGATTTTCAAATCTACCGATAAAACTTAAGCTAACTTTGCCTCTTGCATTTTTTAGCCATTCAGTTTGAGAAGCTACCCACCTTCCTTCGTGATAATTTTCTACTGAAAGATGATCATTTTTACTAGTATTTAAATTTTTTGATGTTTCTATTTTTTTAAGAAAAGTTTTAAAATCTTTTTTTAAAGGTAAATACCAACTTTCATTTACGCTTGGGTGGCCACCGAAGTTAACTCCTTTTTCTGGTATGTTCGCCATGCCATCGAACTTGGGCATTCCGTCATACCAAAACTTTTGCCTGTTTATCCAAAGATGCCAAGAGACCATTCTATCCCAAGGGTTTCTAACAAAACTAAAAGAAAAATATTTTTTAACATCATATTTTTCGCAGTAGTTTCTAAAAGCTAAATGTTGTTTGGGGGGCTGTTGATTATTAAATGCTATTTCAATACTACTACCAGCAGTTTTATTGATATGAACATAAATAATTTTTTCTTTTTTTAAAATCATCCCTCTAAAATCTCATCTTCACTTATACCTAAAATTCTAGCCTTTACTTCATCCATTGAAGAAATATTTTTAATCTCATCTTTTACAATTTGCTTTCTTAGTTCTGCTAGTTGTATCAATTTCTTTCTAGACTCTTCCTCTTTCCACAACTGAACTAAATTGATTATACTCGCATTTTCTTTGATTTGATTTTTAAGCCTGTCTGACCTTTTTTCTTTAAGGTCATTGAGCAATTTATTTTGTCGTCCAACCGATTGATGATAGTCATTTTGAGCTTTTCCAATTGCTTCAACCAAAGACATTGAAATCCTTCTACCCTCAGTGTCGTTAGCAGCATCATCTAACAACCCCTGTAAATGCTCGACTCTCCTTTGTATGTTTGAGGCTATTACCACTTCAGAAGCTAAAACAATATATTGATCAACTTCCTCTTGTGTAAGGTCTGCCTTATCATAAGTATAGCGAATGAAACTCGATTCAAATAAATCTCTATCAACCTGACTATCATATCCATTGATTTGATGAAGAAATCTGTAGGTATGTAAATAACCAATTAAGGATTCTATTTCTTTTCTTTGCCTAGCAGTTAGCTTGTCTTTGTTTATTCCATCAAGCACATATTTATTTATTCTACTTATTATTAAATTTATTGTGCGTGGCGGTTTGTACTCAACTTGATTAGGCACATCATTTGTTTGCGCTGGGGTAAGCAAGCTTTGCTCAATACCCTGCGACTGACGATATTCTGATACAAGCCTTGTTTCTTTATGTAAGTTAGTTAAGGTATTATCATCAAAAATAATTTTTGCTACATCTAAGTCATTCATAGCATGACCATTATTATTGATATACTCTTTCATTTCATCAGACAAAGACACATCATCTCTACCTTGATACTCATGAGATGGTTTAGCCTTCATGTCTTGGGAAGCTAGAAAGGCTTTTACACATTTTCCATATTTGCTTCTTCCATCTTGAAATTTTTCTTCTATATCAGGAAAAGCTATTTGGACCGACTCCTTTAAAGAGGGTGGATTATTTGGTCTTGATTCCCACTCAGCCAGCAAAAGCTGTTGTTTATCTTCGGGGATAGAAACACCGTCATGAACAAAGTCACTCATAAATCTATTTCTCCTTTTTCTAAAACCTTTTTAACTTTCTCAATTATGGATTTCTTTATATTTTTAATTTGTTTGTATCCGGGAACTCTATTTTTTTCACTTGTTTTATAATTCATTAACTTAGCAACCTCTTCTTCAGATTTATGTTCTATGTATAAATAGTTATAAACTTTCCATTCTACTGCTTTTAAGACCGTTTTCATTTTTTCATGAAGTACAGTAGCTGTCTTTTCCACATCACAATAACTTTGCCCAGACGTAAAAATTTCTTGGGGGTGATCTTCTAAAGAAACAGGAAGTTTAGCGTCATGAGCATTCTTTTTTGTTTTTTCCCAATTAGCATAAAGGGGGCACACTGAAGATTGCTCTTTATAAATATAACAATGGCTATCGGACTCTGCAGCAGCGCACCTTAAACATGGTCTTGCATAATTGCCATAATTATTACGTATAAGGTTTTTTATTTGATTGGATATAATTCTATTGATCCAAGGAGCCAGAGGTTTTTTGGGATCATACAACTCCCACTTCTTATAGATATGAATCCTAAGAATTTGAGAAACATCTGAAAAATCCATCCACGCTAAAACTGTAAGATTCCACTTGCCTTTTCTTTTATTTATTTCGACATTTATTAAGTCGATACTCTCTTCAAAAGTGGGCTTTTTCGTTTTTTTATTTTTTTGCGTTTTTTGGGGATTTTCCGATTTTTCTGAATTTTTACGTGGTCGTCCTCTGGGCATCAGTTATTTTTATCTGGAGCATCATTTTTTCTTAGTGTCCCAGCTTCTTTCAAAAAATCAGACAAAAATTGTTCAGAATTAACCTGTGTTTCAGGATCGGGCTTGAGGAAGTCTCCCTCTTTGGGAGCAGAGGCAGTTCCAATAATTGAACCAAACTGAACGCCTTGGGGCTTGTCTACCTCAATTTCAACATCTAGTTCATTTATTTGAGGAAGAGGGGCAGCTGGCTCTTCTTCTGTTTCAATTGAATTCTGGTAAGTTGGTTTTGGTGCTGAAACACCAGCAAAGGCATAACCACAATTACTGCAAAATTTGGGCTTTTTTGCAATATATTCCATTTTGTGTCCACACTCAGGGCAATAAGTTTTCATAATAATAGCTATATTAATATAATATAGATATTACACCTTAAAATCTAAAAATTTACTCGTAACGTATAATTTTTTAAGTGTAAATACCTATAGGTATGAGAAGGGGTAAAAAAAGACCGGGTTTTACTTTTAAAAATACCAAAGGTGTAGAATATGAGGTATTGTTTTATAAACCCAACAAAAAAATATATAATGGGGCAGTGGGCATTTGCGATGACCCAGATGAAAAAAACCCTAAAATACTTATCGACCCCTACCAGTGTGATCAGGGAGAGCTCAACACCGCCATTCACGAATTTGCTCATGCTTTTTTCTGGGATAAATCCGAAAAAGATGTATATGCTTATGCTAATGCATTGAGTCGGTTTTTATATAACGAGTGCCATTGGAGAAAACAGTCATCTCAAAAATCAAAGAAAAAGAAATGAATGAAAAAACAAAAATTGAAATTGCCAAAGCAGCATTCAAAGAAATCGGTAAACTAACCGTTGATGGATGCTCGGACAATAACAATGAAATAGCCAAAAAGTATCAAAAACTAAATAGGTTAGCAAAGAAAACTTATGAGTTATTGAACGAATAATATATATGTCTAAATGTGAAAAAATATATAAATACATTAAAATAACAATTTTTTTATTAATAATTTTATTGGTGTGTCAGGGTTGTATAGTTCTTAATCCTGAATATGCTAAAAAAGACAAAGAAGGTTATTATGTGTACCATTACTCAGCGTGTGGCCCATTAGCCCTAGAAAAGGCTCTGAGGACTTTTGGTGAAGATGTAAACCGAAAGCAGCTTAGTCGTGAAATACAAACCACAGGCAACGCTAGTAGAAAAGCAGTAGCCTTGATTCATTACGAGGCGATGCAAATAACATGGCCATCTGAAATCAAGAAGATTTTAAACAGGTATGGTTATGGTGTGGAAGTTCTTGATAACTTTTCAGAATTAAAAGCGGGGGATGTTGGTATTATTTTAATTTTGGGGGATAGAATGAATTTTGAGTATCATTGGGTATCTTTTCCCAAGGACAAGAATATTGAAACCCACTTTGGCAAAAAAACCAAAATAATCAAGATATATAAACTTATTCCCCCGAAATAAATTATCTTCTGTCTTTAAACACAGAGGCTTTCCAATAACATTTCCAATTATATTTCAACCAATTCCATATAGTACTTAATAAGCTAATCATACCAAGTATTACACTAAAAATGATTAATTTATATGTTTTAGCTTTTTAACAAGGAATTTAACAAGTTCTGACCTCATAATATCATCTTCATCAAAAACAAAGTTATAAATACCATTAGCCATACTTTCTTGATCAGTAAAAAGGTTAAACATTCTAGTAAAACCACTTTTCGCCCCATGTAAGTCTGTTTGCATCGGATCAGCCAAAACAAAGCAAACGCTTCCTTCTCCCAATCTAGTTAAAACAGTAGTTAATTCCTTTAAAGAGCAATTTTGAGCTTCGTCAATGATCACACACTTGTTCCGCCAGTTTACCCCACGAGTAAAGTTAACAGGAAACATTTTGATACGTTCTTCTTTTTCCAAACGTTCAGTTGTGGTTTCAGGAAGTAGTTCGTCAAGTTTCTCTAACAAAGGTATTTTATAGAAGGCAAGCTTTTCATCAGCACTGCCCGGAAGGTATCCAAGCTTTTGATCTGAAGCTTCTACGCTTGACCTTAGATACATAATCTCAGCGATACTTTTTCTATTGAGCATTTGAAGCGCACAGTAGACCGAGAGAAGCGTTTTAGATGTCCCAGCAGGGCCATCTACAAATACTATCTTAGTATCATGATGTAAAGCAAGTTTAAAAAACTCTTTTTGTTTTTCAGTCCATTTAAACTGATTAATTTTTAGTTGTCTCTTGATTGGTTCAAAATCATTACCCGACATTGAATCCATCAACTCTTCTTCGATTTGCTTCTTTTTAGAAGCATTATTTCTTCTAGCCATTATGTTTTTCCAACCTACATTTATTTACACTTAATTAATAAAAGTAGAAAGAACATTTTGACCCTTCTTTATGTGACACGCTGGCCCATCAGTCTCACATAAAAAATAAAAACCCACAAAATTGTGACATTATTGCATGGCACAACAAATGCTTTTCTGTAACCCTATGAATAGCATACTTACAAATCGTTTGTTCGACTCGTTTTTTAATTCTGATCATAAAATTTATAACACAAACAACGATGACGAACTAAATTATAAACTAAACCTAGCAGGTACAAAAAAAGATGACATAAAACTATCATCAATGCAAGGCTATCTGCTTTTAGAAACACCAAAAAATAAATATAAACTATCAATCCCCAAATCATACAACCCCAAATCAATCAAAGCAAAGTATGAAGATGGTTTACTTTCCTTAACAATACACAAAAAGAAAGAACACAAAGCTCACCAAATAGAAATAACGTAGGTATATCGTAAGGGGGGTATGTGACAAGCGTTTGTTTTTTCATGTGCCCCCCGGATTTTTTCCCCCGAATCAAATAACATTTATATTTAAATTAATTTAAATTTATTTAAAGGGGGGTATATAGGTAAGGTTGTATATCGGAAGGCTATCATTCTTCGGGGAGACTCATATCACCCCCCGCGCACCCATATTGGCGTGTCTGAGTGTCATTTTTTTTCAAAAAGTACCCTGTTTGCTATTTTATACTCTAATATAAATACTAGATATATATCTATAAATAATAACAGGCACAAAAAAAACCCTAGCCTTTCGGCTAGGGGATTGTGTTGTTATGTTATTCGACCTCAATAATATTCAGAATGTTCTTAACCAATACCGATCCCCAAACGTGATTAGGTTGACCGCTCGCAGGTAGCAGACTATTAATTAATTCAATCTGTTCTGGTGTTGCTGGTTCACCATCAATTGCAATGGTCTCTGTTTGACTACCGCCAAGCTTTTCGAATTGCAAGCGAGTCGAAACCGTGCCGTCTTTTTTGACAGTCTGAACTAGTGAATCGCAACCGTTCACATATGATTGATTGTCTCGCAGCGGAGTTGGTTCGATGGTTTCACCCGTGCGCCGTTCTACCGTTTCGGCATAGTTGCCAAGTCGGGCGTTTTGATGCCAGAATCTTTGGATTTTTGCGCCACGCAATGCGGACGGTTTGTTTTTTGTTCCTTGTTTAACCTTAATATCAGTTGAGGCAACTATTACTAAGTGAGCCTTTTGTTCGCGCAACTTGCGGAGCAGAGTTAAGGTTTGGGTGAATTTTCTTTGTTTTAGTTTGTCGTCATTCATAACGTCTCAAGATTAGCAGAATCATAGCCCACGCCAAGAAAATTCGTACCTCAGTTGTTCACAATTTTTTGTGAATAAGTTTTGCTCGACTTTTGACTTGGCACAAAACTTGCTGTTGTTGGGTGATCCAAATTTAATACGTGTACGTACTATATCGGAAGGCGCGAGCCCTCGCCGATAGTACGTGTACGTACTACTTTTGAGAGCAGCTTGTGTGCCAATCTTAGATAAAGTTATTCACATAGCTCTGGATTAATGTGGGTGGCCAATCCGCTTTCGGGTTTTACGTTGCAAGCTTTCAACCATTTATCATGGTTGAATTTATTGTTTCGCTTGGCGAGTTTTTTGCCAATGCTGATGGCTTGCTTTTTTCGCTCTGCAGGATTTGTAACCATGCAGACATCTTCGGCGATTGAATGAAAAAAGCTTTTAGTTAATACGTTCATAATAATATCTCTGATTAATTTTTTATCGGCTGTAATAAATCATTTCGCGATCATCAACAAAGCTATTCCAAAAGTAATCTTTGCTAACTTCTTCCCATCTGTCATTGTTGAAACGGTCAGTGATAACATAGCGCAAGCTTAACTTCTGGGTGCGGTGCGCATTCATTCCGCGATTGATATCATCCATGCTGTAGCGGTAAAACTGTGAGCCACCAGCAAAACAAAAGTGTGCTTCATTCGCGCCAGCTTTAATAGCTGCATTTAACTTGTTATATGACTCAGGGCTGAGTTGTTCGATTAGGTTAGTTAAGTTAGTCGTGTTTTTCATAACGGCTCAAGATTAGCAGAATCACAGCCCACGCCAAGAAAATTCTTACCCCAGTTGTTCACAGGCAATTGTGAATAAGTCAGGCGATGATTGGCACAAGACGTGCTGTTGTTGGAAAATCAATTTAATACGTATACGTACTATATCGGAGGGTGCGCACCCTCGCCGATAGTACGTGTACGTACGATATATAATTCCTACTATAAAATAATAATAACAATAATAATTATTTACTTATTTGCTTCGCAGAGTTTTCCCTTTTATATTTGTCAAGTATTTATTTCCCTCTGAATTAATAAAGCGACCAAGAGCGAAAATACAAAAAACTCTTGGCCGCTTTTGTTATGATGCGTAACGACTAACGCAACTTAAAAAACTTATGGTTTTTAATAACCTTCGTTACCTTCTGGCCCTTTGTCCAATAGTTGTGTGTGTCATTGGTACAGTAGTGGTCGGCGTATCCAACGAACGAACAGTCTAGGTTGTCAAGGTTAACGGCAAGGCGTTTCGCATACTGTGCCGCCTTGGTGTTCTGCATCATGTGGCGGCGTACTGCTGCGCGGTTGTCGTCATCCCATTTTACAAACTTGCGCTCTGTCCAAACGTCAAACTGGCCCTTCTCAAAACAAACGTCTTTCGCATTGTTGGGCCAATGCTTTGACTTGATACGTGCCTGTATCACACAGGCGACTCCGTACATGCCAGCTTGCCCCTCGCCACGTGCCTCTCCAAGAATGGTTTGAGCAACAATGCGTTGGCCAAGTGTTAAGTCTTGCGCTTGTGCCATAGTGGCAAAGGCAAACAATACCCAAAGCACAATCACCAAAGGCATAAAGCCAACGGCCCCGTCAATGAGCTTAAGAGAATTTTGATTTTTAAGATTAGTCGTTTTCATGTCGGGAGTAAGTAAATAGGTTTTTGGTTAGATTGTCAAACACTTTTAATGGTCGCCATAAAAGCGATCAAGGTCTTGTCCAGTAGGATCAGAAGCTGCGATTGATTGAGCGCAATCATAGGCGGTATCTAAGCCTTGATCAAGCTCTGCCAATAGTCGATTCACCTCTGCCTGAATAGGAGCAACCAGAATTTTCCATTCTGACATGCTAATGGTTCCATCGTCGTAAAGGTTATCAAGAGTACGCAAAGGCTCTTCAATCCGCTTTTTTTTAAGCTCAATTTCAATTCTTAAAGCTTCATTGTGTCTGCGAATATTGATCAGCGCCAACTCTTGGCCGTCTAGATTCTCGCGTTCTTCTGCTGTCGTATAGTCTTTTTTCATAACGGGTTCAGATTATCACACAACAAACATAAGTCAAGCCCCAAGTTATTCACAATTAAAAACGCAGATATAGTACGTGTACGTACTAATCAGTGGAGGTCGCGCCCTCGGAGATAGTACGTGTACGTATGATTACGATATCGCTTCGCGATGTCATTTTTTAATATTTGTCAAGCGAAAGTTATCAACAGATTTTGGGAAATTGTGAATAAGTTTTTCTTGACAGATTGTGAATAAGTTTTTCTTGACATGAAGGAGGGGGAGCTTTCGCTCCCCCCTTTTGTTATGATTCTCCTTGGTGAAGATTTTCTTCTAGTATTTTTTTCGTCTGGGTTGGGGTATTTTCGTATCTTACCGAGATTACGTCTGCTGCTAATGCATTCAGTATCTCGCTACGGTCAATTCCCTTGGAAAGGGCTTTGCTCGTGCGATCAAGAACTGTATCAAGTTCTTTCTTAATTTCTTTAACTGTCATCACGATTCTCCTCCTTCCATTCGCGGCGAATCATTCGCCATTGCATAACCTCTTCCCCAGTAGCTTTGCGGAGTTGGTCGAATCGAAGCACGTCCAATTCATTGGAAAAATCTCCATTGTATCCACTCATCCCCATGCAAGGAAAATTATGCTCTAATTGGATAGGCTCATTGTTTGTCATATCGTACCATATCTGGCCGATGTTTTTTTCGTTTGGTGTGTCGTTGTTTAACATAACGAGATCAGAATAGTAAAAACTGAGCAAACCGTCAATGTATTTTTTGGGTAGGTTATTCACAGGCGATTGTGAATAAGTTTTTCTTGACAATTCGCATTGGCATAAGAAATGCTCTGATAATTGTACGTGTGCGTACTATCTTGAAAACCGCGCCCCTTCGGCGATAGTACGTGTACGTATGATCTACCCGCTTCGCGGTTGGGGCTTTTTTTATTTGTCAAGCACTAATTATCAACAGATTTTGGGAAATTGTGAATAAGTTTTTCTTGACAAAATAAGGAGGGGCTTTCGCCCCTCCAGTTGATTATATCTTTTTCCAAACAGGAAAACTACGGCCCTTGTGGTAATCATAAGCGGGGGACATTACGTCAACCGGCTCTTGCCCCACTTCTACTTTTACTATGCCTAGTCGATAGCCTTGCCACCAACGTTTTTGTTGACTCCAGCACTCGTCAACGGCTTCCATCTTACATTCTTCCCATTCGACTGAATCAACCTTTGCGCTGGTACTGAAGTAAGCATTAGCCTCGTCAAAGCCTTGAAAGCCTTGCTTGTTTTTTCTACCTACGGCGTGAAGTTTTATATAATAGTTTTTCGTGTTGATGTCCATCTCATGGAAGTTGTCGCAAGACTTGACTACGTTATCGCAGAGGGTTGAATACTCCTCAAACACTTCTTTCATGTTTTTCATTTCGTCGTTTATCATAACCCCTCCAGCTTACCATATGAATGGGGTACGTCAACCCCTAAGTTATTCACAATAAAATGTTAATAAGTCGCGAGGGGGCGACCCCTAGAAAATAGTACGTGTGCGTATTAAAGTCTGATCAGGGGAAGGTAGGGCAAAAAATAGTGGTAAGCAATCGCCACCCAAAAGAAAATTTCAAACAACAAAAGAGGTATAATAAACGCAGATATAAATACCACAATAAATAATTTAGATATCTGGCTCATTATTTGTTTATTATTTGTTTCCCTTTTGTTTCCCTTTGTGGCAGTTACGGAGTAGTGTATGAGTCTGCGTGAACAGAACCAACCCAATCAACGTATTCATTATAATGAACGCAGTGCTGGCTCCACTCGCGTTGAGTAAAAAGAGGCTCCCCTTCATTGTAAATTGCCTCAATGGCTTCCCAACGTTTATGCTCTTCATTGTCGCGCTCCCACTTTTGGTGTTCGATCTGAGCGAGATCAGCAGGGGTGGCGGTCTCTTCGATTGTTGGCATCATGTCGTTCATCTTGGGTTTATAGTCTCAAAAATTCGGGTTAAGGTCAACAGTTTTTTTCAACTTTTTTTAGTCTATGTCCCTCCATGTTTCGCCGTCATCGTAGGAAATCAAATCCAGCGCGGGGATGGTGATCGCTTCGTTGCCGTCCATGTCGAAACTGTGGATCGGGTACTCTGTGCCGTCTACTAGAGCGGCTCCGGTGTCTGTGATCGTTATGTCGTTCATCATGTAAATACAATATCACACTGGCTAAAAAACGCAAGCCCCTAAATCAAAAAAAGTTATTGCTTGTCATTGAAGGCTTCCATGATGGGGATCATCGCGCGGATTACTTCTTCGCGGCGTTTCGGAAAGAATATAGATGTAACATCATTTGCAATAAATTCTACTGATTGTTTTCCGTCTAGACGTTTAAATACCTTTCCGAGTATTCCATTTATTTGTTTTACTTTTTCTTCACACTTTTCTTTCCACGCTTTATTTTCGCGTTTCAATTGTTCGTTTTCATATTTTAATCTATCGTTTTCTTCTATTAACTCCTCTATCGTTTCGCCGATTGCATTGACTGCATTGGTGTGTTTTTGCAACCAATAAGTCTTTTCAGTAACCTCTGACAGTTGTGCTGTGTTTTGTTCATCTGATTTTAGAAAATTATCTTTATGATAATCCATTACCTCTTTAATGATTTTATTACAAACTTTTTTATCATAGGTGCAGCCACCATTGTTTTTATTACAGTCTTTGATAAACCAATCATAAAAGTGTTCTTTGACAGGATTGGAAACATTTCCAACCTTTACTTTTATGTTATGTTTTTTTAGGTAAACAGCAGCTTCTCTGACTGCGTTTATATAAAGCTGCTCTTTGAAAGAACACTCATAAGTCCCAACGCCATCTACCTTGTTAGTGCTAACTAAATTAATCTCCCGCTTTCTAATTTTGTATTGTCCACCCACTGGACAATTAAGGTCATAATCAACACCAGTGTTGTAACGAAATTTATAGCCACCCGAAAAGCGTTCGTTCGTTGACCTTTCAGTTATCCCCGCGTACAAAGTAAAACAATCTCTTTTTTGATAATTTTCACTTGTATCGCGGTATTCGTCAGAGTTTGGTTTTGCGAACCATACGTAAGTTGTACTTTTATTCATAATTGATAATCTCCAGTTGTTTCTCGCACTGGTAAAAGATTATCATAAACTTCATCTTCATAGCAATAATTTTTTAATTAGTTTTAGCGGGGGGGAGGGCTTCAGGGATAGTACGTGTACGTATAAAAAAGCCCCGCCAAGGCAACGACAAAACCTCGACGGGGCGCGTTTGCACTACGCTATAAGTTGGTAGTTTCTTTTTAGTTCTGTTGAACGGGGCCAAGATTGTGATTCTAATACGGTAGACACCGAAAGGTGCGAAAACACATTGGCGTGTGGTTGCCAATCAATCGTTTCCCCGAAGTTACTCACCAGTATCTTGTAAGCCTTTCCCCACTGGCTAGAGTGGAATAAGTGGAACTCGCTACTGCCACCACTTTGTGCAAGCTCATCAAGTTGGTTGTTTGTTGAAGTCTCAACCGAAAGAGCCTCTCTCTTGGTTAAGTCTTTGATTCTGAATATGTCCTGAATTTCCATGCAAGACATAATCTGATTTGCTCTTTTAATGCTATTCAAAGAATGCCCCACCTTAACACCATAAACAGGCAGACGCTTATTCTTGCAAGAGTACAGAGCAGAATATACTTGGTAACTTTCCATTAGGCTCCTCGTAGCTTGTTGATGCTGCGAACACGTTGAACTTTTTTGCCAGCCAGATATTGCTTGGCGCAATATAGTAGTTTGGAGAACTCGCCAACAAATGCCGAACGGCATTGCGTGTTTTCAGTGTTCATCATTACCTTTCGCGCTACTTGCGAGGGGCAATTTTTTCCCTTGATAGAGCCACCGCTAACCATGCGAACAGCAAACTCTTGCGCCTTTTCAGG